CGTAGCGTAGCTTAATCCATTGATCGCTCAGGAAGAAAAAGGCATAACTATCTCTTGGCGTGGCCATATTTGCGGCTTCGAAAGTAAGGTCTTGCATTGGTAGCTCCGGGTGGGTTTCGTCGTGAGAAACCCTTATCGGAGACAGAAATGATTGACCAGAAATCCGATGTGACACAACTAGTGTCACGTTTCCGCACGAGTCCGCACGAGTCCGCACGAGGCCGCACGAGTCAGCAGGCGAAGAACATTTTTATCCACAGGTTCATGCAGCAGCTATGAACTTTGCCGCCACTTGACAGTTCCAGTAACATGCCTTACACACGCCATTGTCGCGAGAGTTGCAACGGTTCCCCACTTCGGGCAGCTCAAACGACGCCAACTAGGCCGCGCCCCCGTGACGCGGCCTTTTTTAATTCCTTCGGGCGGCTATGGTTAGACGACCATGAGCGGGCCAATCTAGTTTCGGCGCTTCGCTCATTTGAGCGTGACAGTCGGTTGATCACCGAATTGCGCCGAATTCAATTCCTTCGGGCGACCTTCAGCTTACCGACGCCACGCCTTCCCCCCTGCCGGTCCCATTAGGTGACCCAGGCGTCTTTTTAGCGATGTGTCGCCCGGAACTAACTGCTGCGCCAATGGGAACCCGGCGCAGAGCGGGTAGGATCATAGCCGGTCAAGGCGATGATTGGTCGGTGACCCGCGCACCAAAACAGAGGCTCATATGCTTGGAAACACATTGATATTTCTCGGTGTGGGGCTTCTGCTGACCCTGCCCATCCTCCGTTCCATCGAACAACTTTCTAGGGAGTTACGAACTATGGCTGATCTTGAAGCTGGCGCAATTGCCGATCTCTCCGCCGCTGTTGACTCGGCGGTTGCCCTCATCACCAAGCTTGCCGCCGACCTGAAGGCGGCTGGCTCGCCGATCGACCACTCGGCCGACATCGAGGCTTTGAAGGCCAAGCTGTCTGACGCTGTTGCTGCGGCGGCTGCTCCTACCGCCTGAATGTATTCCGGCATTCGCTGGGATTGGCCGCCTCTCAGTGCTCTTATTGAGTTCTGGGGGGCGGCAATCGGATTATCAAAGGATTGGTAATGGCCGATATTATCTATGGCGTTGATTTTCGGAATAAAAAGCGTGCCAAGCCGGAAATGCCGACCGATATCAGTTTGGAAACACCACCTGAAATCCTGCTTGCGCTCTATGAGAGCTCGGTCGGATTTATCAATATTCCGCTGCACGAAAAAGACCAATGACAACGCCGATCGCTGATGAATTTGCGGCGATCAAGGCTGAGCTCGAGCGGATCAAGCGCGAGCGGCTGGAGACAATCCAGGGCGAGACGCCAAAGCAATGGCCCAGTTATTCGCCGTCAGAGGACACTGCACCAAGCGATTACGTTTGGCAGGCCCCTGACGACTATATGGGGTAACTTTTTGTTACAATGTTTCCGCCGTCTTATTTCGACCATCTTTCAGATCGGCTGGCTTTAGCGGTCTACGACACAAATCAGGCACATCGAGTGAACAAACTTGAACAAATCAAGGCTGTTCTGCCGATCGGCTCGGAAGTGAGCTATAGCGAGGGTGCCCTATACATCACCTTGCGAGGCAAAGCTTACCGATTCGGGGAACTCACGACGGCGGACGATGTAAATGCATGGCTTTGGAACCAAAGAGAACCAAGAATGAGCGCAATCGAAAAACTGAAGGCAAAGGCGCTCTACGCCAAGACCATCGTTCACGACGCAATCAAGGGCGTTGAAGACGGCCTGGACGGCATTATTGCGCACAAAGCCCCATTGGAACAAAAGACAGCCGAAGCCATGGCACCGCACCTGGAAGCGATCGCTGGGCTTCATTCAGAACTCGACGGCATCAAAGGCGCGCTCGACATTCTCTCGAATGGTGGACCCCCTTTGGAACCATCCACGCCAGAACAGCCCAAATAAGAGATTGGTATGGCAATAGACCGAGCAGTCAGAAAGAAGCGTGGCGGTTCAATCCTAGGAATGGATTGGGAAGACAACGTAAGGGAACGTATACAGAAATCTCGTATTCTTAACCGCTTGATTTCCTACGTAAACGGCGAAGTTAGTCTAGAACCCGCGCAAGTATCTGCGGCGCTTGGGCTTTTGAAGAAAGTTCTGCCCGATTTGTCCTCGTCTGAGAACAAGACCCAAGTCACGGTGCACTATGTGGCAGATGTTCCTCAAGTGGCTGAAACAACGGAACAATGGCAAAAGGACTACCCAACGCTTCAGTGACGGTCTGGAGGGCACAAGACGGCCCTCAAAGAGCGCTGATTTCCTGCCCAGTCTTCGAGGTGTTTTTCGGTGGCGCTCGTGGCGGGGGCAAGACTGACGGGGTATTAGGCGACTTTATCCGGCACGCTGCCAAGTACGGCAAGGACGCCATTGCGCTCATGATCCGCAGGCAGCGGACGGAACTCATTGAGACGATAGAGCGCTCCAAAGCGATCTACGGCCCGCTGGGCTGGAACTATCATGAACAGGACAAAATGTGGCGTGCTCCAGATGGAGCGAGGTTGAGGTTTGCCTATCTTGAGCGAGATGCTGATGCCGAGGCGTACCAAGGCCACTCGTACACTCGCGTCTACGTCGAAGAAATCGGAAATTTCCCGAGTGAGCGCCCGATACTGCGACTTATGGCAACCTTACGCTCAGGAGCTGGAGTGCCTGTGGGATTCAGGGCTACTGGCAATCCTGGTGGCCCCGGTCATCAATGGGTCAAGGCGCGCTATATTGATCCCGCTCCCACCGGCTTTAAGGTCCTCAAGGATACACTGACCGGGCTTGAGCGGGTATTCATCCCGAGCAGGGTCGGCGACAACAAGTTCCTGGGAGAGGATTATGTCAACCAGCTCAAAGCCTCCGGCTCCGAGCAGTTGGTACGGGCTTGGCTACACGGAGACTGGTCAGTTATCGACGGAGCATTCTTCGATGTCTGGTCCAATGATAAACATGTGCTCCGACCTACCGCGCTACCTGCCGACTGGCTTAGGTTTAGGGCAATGGACTGGGGTTCCGCTAAACCGTCTAGTGTGGGTTGGTGGGCGGTTGCGGGAGACGACACCGAGCTATCTGGAACCATTGTCCCAAGAGGCGCCTTGGTCAGATACCGCGAATGGTACACCGCAGGGTCACCCAACGTCGGGCTAAAGCTGACCGCTGAACAGGTTGCGGAAGGCATCAAGGACCGCGAGAAGGACGACAACGTTCGGTACGGCGTGCTTGACCCGTCTGCGTTCCAGGTGGATGGCGGGCCAAGCATTGCCGAGCGGATGGCCAATATGGGGGTGATCTTCCAGCGCGCCGACAATAAGCGCGTCAGCCAGAAGGGCGCTCTATCGGGCTGGGACCAGATGCGGCGGCGCTTAGTAGGCGACGGCGACGGTCGGCCGATGATCTACACGTTTAGCACTTGCATTGACAGCATACGGACCATTCCCGCATTGCAGCATGATCTTGACCGGCCGGAAGACCTTGACACGGACGGCGAGGACCACGCGGCGGACGAATGGCGTTACGCTTGTATGTCACGGCCGTGGATATCGGATGCGAAGCCGGTCCCACCGCCGCAGTATATGTTCGTGGCGCAGACCGATGGGACGATTAAGAGTACAATGACGATTAAGGAATTGATTGACCGCAACTCGCGAAGGCGCAGGGCGTGACGTTCGTTACGCTGACCCGTCTTGACGGCAGGCCGATTGATATCAATTCCGATCTGATTGAGGCAATATGGGAGATTGGTCCTGACGATGGGTTCCCGCCCAACGCCAAGACGCTTGTTATGGTCGGCGAGTTGCGGCAAGCCGTTACTGAGTCGCGTGACGAAATTCATAGGCTGTTACGATGAATATCCCCGAGTCGCCGGAAGCCAGACGCATGCGGGTTTATGCCATGCGTCATAGCGGCATGACGTTCCGAGAGATTGGCGAACATTTTGGCTTTGGGGCACACCGAGCGAGATGTTTGTTTATCATGGCCAGCCATTGGCTACAGTGGCGAATGCCGAAAGAATTTCATTTGCCAGGTGCGCTCAATGGCGAAGATTAACGAACTAGACAAAGAGGAGTTCCGGTTGATCGCGCGCAAGCTCGTGCCGCACTGGAGCGATGAGGACTTTGAACGGGAATGGGCTGCGTTCGTCCGGTTCAAGCAGGCTAAGGCGCTGCATTGAGCGGCCCGTCCATCAAGGTCATCCGGGATTTCTATTCGATCCGCATCACCATCAACGACCTGTTGCACGTTCACGTCAAGGTTGACGACCTGCTTGCCGTGCACTCATGGCTCAAACCCAAGCCGAGCATAGAATATGTGCTCCGCGGAGGATCATTTGTGACTGAATACGATAGCCGAGAAAAGCTTGACATGATCCTGTGCGGCCTCGAGGGCGCATTGTGAACGGGATTGATCCCCCGGCCGAGCAGGCGGAAGCCACTCGCGACGACGCCAAGGTCAGTAATGACGCGGAATTGGTCCGGCTTTGGCTGGATGCCGTCAACCTCGCTGATACTGAGGAGCAGCACTGGCGGGAAGCCGCGCAGGAAACGCTCAACATCTACCGCAATTCCAAGCAGAAGCTTGGCGACGTGTTGGGGGCGAATGACCGACGGTTCAACATCCTACATAGCAATGTTGAGACGATTATCCCAGCGGTCTACAATTCTACGCCTATCCCTGATGTTCGCCGCCGCTTTAATGACGATGATAAGGCGGGTAAGGAAGTCTCTGATCTCTTAGAGCGTTGCTTGTCCTTTGCCGTCGATAGCTACGACTTTGACGAGCAGATGGAGCATGACGTTAAGGATATGGAGATCACCGGGCGCGGTCTGTCCCGTGTCCGCTATCTGCCTTACATTACCTCTCAGAACGGCGAGGAGCAGGAAGCGCCGGACGAGGAAGTCCACGAGAGCGGCAAGGAACTAAACGAAAGCCTGACTTATGAGGAGGTCATCTGCGAGCATGTGCCATGGAAGCACTTTCGCAGGGGTCCGGCGCGCATCTGGGCGGATGTGCCCTGGGTGGCGTTCGAACTATTCTTGACGAGGGAAGAGCTTGTCCGACTGTCCCCTGAGGAGGGCGGTAAGGTCAACCTCGATACCACGTTGGCCGGCGCCGACAGCAACAAGCGCGACGGCGGCAACCTGAAAGAGGTATTCAAGCGCGCTCGCGTTTGGGAGATTTGGGACAAGGAAAGCCGCAAGGTTTTGTTCATTGCCCCGTCCTACAAGGACAAGCCGATCAAGACGGCGGATGACCCGCTTGACCTGATGGGCTTTTTCCCTGTTCCCCGGCCGCTGTATGCGCTGGAAACCTCAGATACCCTGATACCTATTATCCCGTACGACATCTACCGCGACCAGGCGGAGGAGCTGGAGCGGGTTAGTCGGCGTATCATGGCCTTGGTCGAGTCGATCAAGTCCCGTGGCATCTACGACGGGTCAATGAAGGAAATCGACCAGCTTGCGGAGGCTGACGACAACACGCTGTTCGCGGTCGAGAACGCGGTGCGGTATGCCGACGGGTCCGGCCTTGAGAAGGGCATTGCGTGGTGGCCGATTGAGCCAGCGGTCAAGGCCTTGGCTCAGCTAGTCGAGCACCGCGACCGGATCAAGGAAACGATTTACGAGATCACCGGCATCTCTGACATTTTGAGAGGCCAGACTGAAGCCTCCGAGACTGCGACG